ATTATGAGATATCCAAGAGATTAATGGATGAAGAAATTAAACAAATAAATATTGTCGCTCCTCGTGGGCACGCCAAATCTTCCATCGTTGGCGGTATCTTTCCCCTATACCATCTTATGTTCCACGAGGGGCAAAAATTAATAGTCTTAGTTTCTAGGACTCAAGACCATGCTATTAAATTATTAGGTACAATCAAGGATTGTCTTGAGTATTCATCGAACTTCAGGGGTTTGTTTGGATATTGGGGGCAGCATTCTGCTAGACAATGGTCTAAATCAGAGATAGAACTAAAAGATGGTTCAATGATTGTATGTAAAGGTACAGGACAACAGTTACGTGGGATTAAAAAAGGCAATCAAAGACCTACATTAATTATTGTAGACGATCCAGAAGATGAAAACAATACAAAGACTTCAGAAGCAATGGAAGTAAACTTACGTTGGCTGCTGCAGAGTGCATTACCTTCCTTGGACCCGCAAAGAGGGCGTATAGCCGTCATTGGTACTCCGCAGCACCAGCGATGTATGGTAGAAACATTGAAAGAGATGAAGGGTTGGGAAAATATGCATTTTGCTCCAGACCTAGATAAAAAGATTTCATTATGGGAAGAATGGCATCCAGTAGAGAAACTTCAAAGGAAAAAGGAAGAGTTAGAGTCTATCAATAGAGTTTCTGTGTTTTATAGAGAATATCTATGCCAAATCATAGGAGATGAAGATCAATTGTTTAAACAACAGTATTTTCAATCATATGATGGTAAATTAATACACGGGGAAGATGGGGATGCGTTTATTCAGTTTAAAAGTATAAATCATAAAGAAACAGATAAATTATTACCAGTTAATGTCTTCATGGGAGTAGACCCTGCTTCATCAACTAGAAAGACAGCCGATTATAGTACAATCGTATCTGTGGCAGTTGATAGAGAGAACAACAGGTATATTCTCCCCTACTTCCGTAAAAGGGCTACTCCTATGAAACTTGCAAACCAGATAATAGAGCATTTTAAAATACTGAAACCGTCAAAGGTTCGTATTGAATCAGTAGGATATCAGGAAATGCTTAGAGAATACATTCGGCAGCGGTGTGATGAAGAGAATATGTTTATAGCTGGTTTGGAAATAAAAGAAAGCCCTAGGAATAGTAAATCAGCAAGACTGGAAACAATGGAGCCTTACTTTGCTCAAAATAAAGTATATATGATGGATTCAATGGAAGAACTAAGAGATGAATTGCTATTATACCCTAGAGCTAAGAATGATGATTTATTAGATGGTCTCTATTATGCAATGAAAAATACATATTCACCAGTACATGAAACTAGTGATATGAAGATAGATAAAGAACAATATGTAAGGTCTCAAAGTTTTGATTGGATGATTGCTTAAACTATATCTAAGTTCTAAGGAACAATTATGACCTCGAAAACGTATAAGTTGATGTTTAAATGCATTTTTCCACATGCCAGAGATACATCCAGAAGTAAGACTTACACAAGACTTATTCTCTAACTATAGTTCTGCACGTTCAGACTGGGCTAAGCAAGCCTCTGAAGATGCGGAGTTTAGAGCTGGTAAACAATGGTCTGATAAGCAAGTAAAGTCTTTACGTGCTAGAGCACAGGAACCTTTAGTTGTTAATGTAATCCATCCAGCAGTAGAGCAAGCAAAAGCTATGCTTACTGCAAACGCTCCTAAGTTTCAATCTACTGGGCGTGATAATTCCGATACAGAAGTTGGTAGGGTCTTTTCAGACCTTATGGCATGGGTATGGGATATATCTAATGGCAATACGGAGTTAAAACAAGCTATCGATGATTATTATGTAAAAGGTATGGGTGTTATGGTAGCATACATACATCCAGAAGCTGATTTTGGAAAAGGGGAAGTATTTATTAAATCAGTAGATCCTTTATCAGTTTACTTTGATGCTGATTCACAAGATCCCTTCTGTCGGGATGCTAGTAATATTATAATTGCAAAACGAATGACAGAAAAAGAATTAATTGAAATATATCCAGAATTTGAAGACAATATAAAAGAATCAACTCAAACAAGTCATATAAACGAAGAAAGTGAAAATCGTTTTGGACTTATGAAAGAAGATGTACTTCCAAAGTCACGTAAGCAAGGAATGCTTGATATTGACTTTGAAAGAGAACTGGAGGTATTTGAAAGGTATACAAAGGTAAAGATTCCTTATTATAGAGTATTTGATCCTTTATCAAACGATGAGAAACTTTTAACAGATCCTCAATACGCAGAATACAGAGAAGAACCAGCAGTTATATTAACTGTTTCTGGTGGAGAGCAGCAGGTATTCACTGATCAGATGAATGTTTCCAAGTTCATGGCGATCCATGACGAAATTGGAAAGGTTTATCACTTGGAACTTGATCCCATGACGGGACAACCCACGCCAGTGGCTGGTAGGGAGAATGAGAATTCTATCCCAAACAGTTATACTGCTATTGATCCCATCGTTAAAGGCGAACTTATTGACAATGAAAAAATCATGGTTAATAAAGTTATGGTCACCAACATAAAACAATGTATCTCAGTTGGCGATGAATATCTGTATTCTGTTGTATTGCCTATAGAAGATTATCCTGTTGTTCCAATAATGAATAACCACCATAGGAATCCATATCCAATTAGTGATGTTAGAACAGTTCGTGGTTTACAAGAGTATATTAATAAACTACGTTCACTAATTGTGGCTCATGCGAGTAGCTCTACTAATGTAAAGCTGCTTATTCCTCGTGGTTCGATGAACAAGAAACAGTTGGAAGAAGAGTGGGGTCGTGCAGGTACGGCTGTAATTGAATTTGACCCAGAGCTTGGACAACCGATTGTTGCGGGACCAGTACCACTACCAAATGAATTATATAAAAACGAAGCGGATGCTAAAGCTGATATAGAAAGAATATTAGGAATATATACATTTATGCAAGGCGACGTTGGTTCTGCCCCGCAAACATTTAAAGGAACTGTTGCTCTTGACGAATATGGTCAAAGACGTATCAAGTCCAAAAAAGATGATATTGAATATTCAGTAAATCAACTAGCAAGAGCTGTAGTTGGTCTAATGCAATATGTGTATACATCAGAAAAAGTAATTAGGTTAATGCAACCAAACAATAAACCTAAAGAAGTAAGAATTAATCAAAATATTTATGATGAGATAAGCGGTCATCTAATGGAAAAATTAAATGACATATCTGTTGGTAAATATGATATTATCATTGTCTCTGGCTCAACTCTTCCATCTAATAGATGGGCTAGGTTTGAATACTATATGCAGCTTTACCAGAGCGGTCTGATTGATCAAATTGAAGTTTTAAAACAAACGGATGTTGCTGATATGGAAGGCGTATTGGAAAGAGCTGGTCAAATGCAAAAACTCATGCAGCAGGTTCAGCAGCAGGAAGAACAGATTAAAAAATTAGAAGGCGATCTACAGACTGCACAGCGTGAATCTATCCATGATAGAAAAAGAGTTGAAGTTAAAGAATTTGAAAAGAAATTGGCTAAAGCAGAAGCAAAGGCTGAAATGGCTACACAGCTATATAAGTCAAGAGCATCTGATGAACTTGCTAAACTTAAAGAAGAAGTTAAGGAAGTAACAAAGTCAGTGGACAAAAAAGTAGGCTTAAAAGAATAACAGCGGATGCTGGGAGAATACCAATTCGCAAGGAGTAAATAATGGCTGAAACACAAGAAGCAAGAATAGAAGTTGATCAAACACCGTATGGCTACGAGGTAGAAAAAACTACAGTTCCAACAATGGATGTAGAAGTACCTGTAGGTGATACATTAAAACCAGAAAGTTTTGATGTAGATGTGAGCCAACCAATGATCAGCGAAACGCCTGTCTCAGGACAAGAACAGGCTGAGAGCTTAGGAAGTCCTGAACAAGCACCTGCAAAAGAAGACTCGAGTAGATTTGAATATTGGCAAAGTCAGGCAGACAAGGTGAGGAGCGAACTATCGAATGCACAGCAAGAACTTGATTATTATAGAAGTTTAGCACAGCAGCAACAGTCAACGGTCTCCAATGGAAACCCTAATGGACAACCCCAACAAGAAATGGGAGTTCAACAGAATTCATTGCAGGCACCCGTCAAACCAACAAAACCAGTCAACTACAACGAGGTCGATGCGTATAACGATCCTGAGAGTACATCTTTCAAGTTTCGTTTAGAGAAAGAAAGATACCAAGACGATTATATGGGATTCCTTGAACAAAAAGATGAAGTCAGAGAGAGTGAAATGCGAGCTCAGTATGAGCAAGCATATGCTCAACAGCAAACTAATTTGGTTAAAAACAATGCTATGTCTCATGCAATGGGCGGCTACGGTTTTGATCAAACAAAAGCTGGAGACTTTGTGAACTGGGCAAGTAACCCAAACAATGTAACCGTCGATCATCTTATCAAGCTCTATATGATGAAAGATGCACCCGACGCAAGGGTAGAACAAAAAAGACAGGAAATGAAAAAGTCGCAAGAAGTTTTAGCGATACCAAGATCAGCAGCAGTTGAGAGTGGTACTTCTGAAGCTCCTAGAAATGATGAAGACCTGTTTAATGATGGTTTGCTCTCTTTTAAAAGATAGAAAGGTAAAATATAATGGCTGAAACATTAAAGTCCATGTATAATGGTGGCTCCGCTGGAGTTCTCTATACCGATAGACGGGATTTTTACGTAAGCCCACAAGTTGTAAAAGAACTCTGGACTGACGTATCTCCGTTTACTACGGTGATTTCAAATAGGGAACAGCGTAAAGTACCAGACCCAATTTTTAAGATGTTTGAACATCGCAATCCTTGGGTGAAACAAAAATGTCTAGTTAATGGAACACCAACGCTAGACGATAATGATACTGGCGATACAGTCGCTGTTGACGGTATAGTTGGTTTAGTAGACGGTCCCGATGATTCATGGGTTGGTTTAGTATTTGAGTTCTGGAATGTTGCAGAAACATCAAAAGCTGGTGTAGCTGTAGTTACTGCAGTATCAGGTTCTAATCTTACTATGAAATCACTTTCTGGAGCAGCCTTTACTTGTGTAAATAATGCACCAATGTATGTGATTGGTAATGCACAGGGTGAAGGTATGACAGCACCTGAAGCTTGGTCCGATGAATTGCAAGTAGTTTATAATTCTTCACAGATATTTAAAACTCCTTTGCAAATTACTGGAACTCTTTTAGCTGCATCACTACGTGGTGAATCTTCAGAGTTGGCACGTTTACGTGGTCAAAAAAGTCAAGAACACAAAATGCAAAAAGAAAAGGCGTTCCTTTTCGGACAGCGTGATAGTGGAACTGGCTTAGGAGAGTCTGCATATGGTGCTGGTAATAAAGCATCTAACGTAGATGAGACCTTTGCTGATGACGGAAGAACAGATGCATCTGGAAATGTTATTCGTTCAACTTACGGTATCGTAAGTGCTCTGGATAAATATGGTGAAACTGGAGATTATGATTATCAGAACGTATTCAGTATCACTGAAGCTAGTTACAGTTTTAATGATTTTGTAGACGATATGGAAAAAGTATTCCAGTACGTACCAGAAGCTGGTGTTAAGCGAGCTTTCTGTGGTGCTGGTGCTTTAGGATATTGGTCTAAAATAGCTGGAAATAGCGGAATAGCTGGTGGCTCTGGTTGGACAGTTAATATGAGCGATATGAAAAGAGATTCTCTTGGATTTAATTATAAAATTCTTGAGACACCTCATGGTATCCTTCAGTTAATTCCAACTCCTGCATTACGTGGTCCTTACAATAAGTATATGCTTGCTGTAAGTGAGGAGAACTTGTTCCATGCTCAATATCGTTCACCTATGTATCAAACTAATATTAAAACGGATAATGCTTTTGACGGAGTAAAAGATCAATACTTTTCTGACGAAGGTGTTGGTATATCTCTTATAGAAAGTCATCATCTATTTAAAATTAGTTAAGGGAGGTCAATTATGGCTAGACCTTATATAGGTGGTTCAAGTGCTTCTGTTGAAAGTAAAACAGCAGCTTATAGTATAGCTCCTGCAGATCATGGTAAAGCATTTGTTTTATCTGGTTCTGCAATAACACTTACGCTTCCTACTATATCAAATGTTTACAAAGGATTTTCCTGTAAAGTTATTTCAGGAGATGATAGTGAGCATGTGATAAGTGGCGGTGCAAGTAAAATATACTATCATGGCAGCTATGGAACAGATCATGCAACACAAACTGGTAGAGACATACACGAAACAGTATCATCGCTTACATTAAATGCTGGTGCAATTAATGATATGATTGATATTTTTTGTGATGGAAGTAACTGGTTATGCAATGGTTCAACAAAAGCTACTGTTGACGCAAGTTAATAAAAACGAAACTCGAGGGGGGAGTAATATCTCCCCTCGAACTGAGGAATTATGACACAGAAACAGTTAATAGAAACAGTGCAACAACATCACCCAGAGCTTGGGGAAACGCAAATACGTATATTTTTAAATAAAGCTTTGGATGAGTTTTGTAGAAAAACAAGAATTTTAACAACAGCATATCAATTTACTACAACAGAAGACCAAAGATATTATGCTCTTGATGATGCAATATTAGAAGTCTTATCTGTTGATGTTGATGGATATGATATTTATAGATTATCTGATAGACCAGAAGTAAGAGATTTAACATAATGGCATACAATAAAACAAAAGATGAAGTATACTGGTTAGAGCGTGATGGAATAGCAATTGCAAAAGCTAATGTATCAGGTGTAAGTCCAGCTACAGAATATACAGGACCAGCTGCAGATAAAACTGTAACAATCTTTGCAATAAAAAGTGATGAAAATTTTGTAGCTAGTGGTACTGGAATAATAATGACTGAATCTCCTGCTATACCAGATGAGTTTCATGATGCTTTAGCACAGTATGCTATTATGAAAGGTTATGAAACAAAACCAGAAGCAATTCAAATGGCTGGTTATTTTAGACAACAATGGGAAATGTGTATACGAGAAGGTAAAAAATACGCTAACACAGGTAGAGATGGTTCTTCATTAAGTATAAAAGGGTATGATTACTAATGAATGAAATTAGTGCACATACTTCTATGTCTGACTTTGCTGAAGCTATTGATACCAGTAGTTTATCTTGGGATCAAGCTATTGCAAGTTGGGAAGATATTATAATGGATTTTAAAGTACCACATACTTTTACGGAGGTTACAATTTCATAATGGCAGATTTTAAAACACAAGTAGAAGATTTAATTGGTAGTGTAGGAGATGATGCTCTTATTACTCAATCACTCTTAGATATAGGTGGAGAAATAATTGCAGCACTTCCAAATAATAAATTATTACCATCATCTTTAGCTGTAGCTGTTTCTAGTAGCGGTTTAGGTATATCAGATAAAAAAATATTAGCAGTAGACAAAGATGATTTGCCAGTTAAATATATACCAGCAAATCAGAAAGCAAGATATAATGATGCCAATTCTATCTATGCTGCATCAGATACTAATCCAGTTTATTATATAGAGGCTGAAACAATTTATGTTAATGGAGCAGCAGGAAGTGGAGCTACTGCTGGCGTATTACACTATGTTCCAAAACTTCCAACGCACAATGGTAGTGCTCTTATATCAAACGGAAGTGATGCAGTAGCTAATTTTCCTTTAGAAGCGGAACATATACTTATACTTGGTAGTGCAGTTAGATGCTTACAAAGATTAATGGCTGACAAATCATCTAGTTTATCTGATTTAGATATTACAGCTGTTGCTCCAGTAGCACCCGAGTCACCTAGTTTCACTAATCCAGATATAACATCTACAACATTAAATAATTTAGGCGTTCCTCCAATTTATACATCACCCTCTACAACTATTAGTGGCGTAGCTTGGGCAACAGAATACCCCTCTCAAGCAAGTGCTATTACAACAGCATTGGGAGTAATAAAAACAGCAGTAGACCAAGCGGCTACAGCAGCTGGTAAATTTTTATCTGCTGATAGTGATTCTGTTTTTGGAGATGAAGAAACATTTCTAACGGCAAACTCTCAATTAACAAGAGTAAAGGATGCGTTAGATAAAGTGTCTGCATTAATTGAGTCTAATAAGCCAGCATCTAGTTATGATGCACATGATTTATTACAAGCAGAAGATTTAGAATTATTACAAGGAAATTTATCTATAGTACAAGTTGAACTTCAAAGAGCACAAGTTCATATATCAGAATGGGTCTCTATTGGAGATATGAGAGTAAAAGAAGTAAATGCAGCTCTTTCTGAAGCTCAAGGATATGCTAGTGAAATACAATCAAGACTTTCACTAACTCCAATGAAAATATCTGAGTATCAGACTAAGGTACAAGATTCATTGAATGAGTTTAATCAAGCAAACGTATCTTATCAAGCAAAGCTGCAAGAAGCTGTACAGCAAGCTCAACTTAGTTCAAGAGAAGCTGAACAAGAATCAAATTTAAAATTACAAAAAGAGCAACAAGAATACGGTTCTAAGTTGCAAAAATTTCAAGCTGAACTTGGAGAATACCAAGCTAAAGTAGGAACAGAAGTTCAAGAATACACTCAAAATTTGGGTCAGTATCAAGCAGACTATCAATGGAAACAAGGACAGTATGCACAGTTAAAAGCTGAATATACCCAAGGTTTACAACTATTAATTGGGAGATAATTATGGCAAGTATTACAGAAACACATACAGTGGAATTTGCAGTGAGTGCTACACCAAAAGTATCTTTAGCTGAAACTAATGGTGTAACTTTAGCAACTGCTACCCTACATGAAAATATTAGAAAAACTTTAGGGGGAAGTGGTAGTGTTTCTACGGATGGTGCTATAGATTTTGGCGGAGTTACAGATGGTGCTACTAATTATTTACAAGCTACGAGTTCTGGAGTAAATGTAGGTGATGGAGATACTAGGTTTATTTGGATAAAACATACAGGATATTTATGGTCAACTTCTTCAGTTTTAAGTACTGCAACTACAGATAAAATAACAATTTATATAGATGCTGAACATATAGCTTCTCTAGGAGCTGGCGAATCTTGGGTTATACCTCTTCCAGATACATCAAGTACAGCAACTAATTTTATAGTAAAAAGAGGCGGATCATCTGATATAGCCATTGAAGCTATAGGGCTTGATTAAAATTAATAAGGAGAAATAAAATGAGCATAAATAAATATTCTGCGAATGAAGCAGGTAGCATACAATTAGGACAGGCTGGTGCAGATTATGTTACTAATGCTACAGTTAATTCAGATACTTATGTAGCTATACAAGCTTTAAGTACTGCTTGTGTAAT